GGTTCTGAAGATGAAGTTGTGGATGCTTATGCCGCGTCACTGGTTTCCTGTAATTCTTATCGTTATAGTACTGGTACACTAAAAGACCGGGAATTAGAACGAATGATACAAGAAATCAAAGCAATGTCTGGCACCCTAAAGGTCAAATCCTTTCCAAAGTTCGCTAATCAAGTGTCTACCATTGATATAAAAAATGGTATTGCTGAATACAAAAAAATCTATGGCATATCTCCAGATGTTGTTATCATAGATTCTATGGATTTGCTAACAGATTCCAGCGGACGTAGATGGTCAGAAAATGGAGAACGCCACAAACGAGTTGCTGTAGCTAATGATTTAAAGGACTTGGCAGGTGACGAAAATGTCTGGATGGTTGTGACTTATCAGGCAACTATAGAAAATAGAGAGTGGCTTAACGATGAACAAAATGTATTGACTGAATATAATTGTTCAGAAGCCAAAGGTTTGAGCAGACCAATGACTCATCTTATTACTCTTAATCAAAGCATCAATGAAATGCGCGAAAATGTCATGCGCCTAAATGTTGCAAAATCACGATTTTTCAAAAAAGGAGACCCATTTAAAATTGCTACTGATTATGATAACGAATGTTTTTATGACAGAGCAAGAACATTAAATATCAGCAAAGTTGCGTAATATGGAATTGAGTAAAGAAGAAAAAGAGTATATAATCCAAGAACTTTCTATTGAACTACATGCAAAACCGGATGGTAGCGGAAAGAACTTGATTGTCCCCCAGTGCCCCTATTGTGGGCATGAAGGAGGGAAATACGGTATATATATAGGTAAAGCAACCGAAAGGAAAAAGCTTTTTATGGCACACTGCTTTTCGTGTGGACGTTCAACCCAGACATTAGAACAATTGCTAACAGATATAGGCCGTCAGGACTTAATTATAACAGATACTTTTGATCTGGATGGAGATAAAAAAATTAATGATTTCTCTTTTCTGGAAAACGATGACAGGGAAATAGATGACTCTCTGTGTGTTGTGGAAATGCCTGAATATTATAAGCGCACTCATTTTAATCGGTATTTAAGAAAACGTGGATTTACTGAAGAAGATTACGATTTCTTTCCTGTTGGCACTACACGTAACATGAACTTTAAGTTTGATGATTATGTAATATTTCCGATTATAGACAATGGAGATATTGTTGGGTATATTTCCCGGCATATTTGGGATAAAGCTGATATTGATGAATATAACCGTAAAGCAAGTCATAATGGAAAATTCCAAATTATGCGTTATAGGAATAGCACTGAAAACGATTTTGTCAAATTATTATACAACTATGATAGTATAATTGAAGACGAAACAGATACCGTAATTCTTGTAGAAGGAGTGT